CAGTCATAGTGAAGCGATAGTATTTCTGATTATTTTCATCGCATAGGGTAGGCGACCCGGTGCGCATAACCCTCGACGGATAGCCATTCCCCCTAACGCCGTCTATGCAACTCCAGACATTTTGAGCGAGCGGCCGCCCTTGAAGCGTTGAGATAAAAGTATACTCGAATCCTCCGAAAGCCATTATTTTTTCGGCAGCATCAAATGGCGTTCCTATGTCGAACCCATCGACACCATAACCTAAATACGAGTCATTAGAAAAATCTGTTATGAGATTCCCGCTTGTGTCCCGCATTTCCATCGAAACGATAAAACTTGTTATTTCGCCATCCGAGATAATCGCGGAACTATGTTTCTGGTTTTCACTCGGCGCCGCGCATTCATGCACCGCAGCCGGCGGCGACGGGTCTATTGTGGTTGTCAGCCCGAAATAGGAACAGCCTTCACGCGGTGACGTTGGCGAAGGCACTGCCGGAATAAAACCCCTGCGGTTTTCGTATTGCTTAAAGTTTACTTCATCATACCGGCCGTATTTCGTTTCACCGTTTGGGAGCATGAAACCACTAGGGTTCCCCGGCTCAATCGTTTGCGCTTCGGATGCCGTCTTTGTTGTGTCGATTGTTTTTGTGGTAGTGATCGATGCAACCCTGCCTATAAATGGGTTCCACATCCATGACTGAGGATCAATACAACGCGGATGCCCGTTCATATCGGCCATAATCCACGAAGTGCGGGCGGCCAGCACTGTAGGCTCCGGGTCATAATGCCCGCCATACGGGAACAGCGGCGCCTCGCCTTGCGCGATGGAAACGTAGCCGGAAAGCGACCACGAGAACCAGCGATCAACCCCGTCATCGTCAGCGTAGACGTATTTTGTTTTGTATTTGCCGGTGGTCGGAAATGATGCCCGCGATGAGCCTCGCACGGTCAGGATATCGTCAGTGTAGACGTTGCCGCCGGGGTTGTAGGTCACGACGAAAAACGATCGCGGGGTTTGTATGTCTAGCGGGATCGTGATTTTCCACGCTAGGCTGCCATCCCCGATCGGTTCCGCCGTCAACCCGGAAACGCGCTGGTTATCTTTGTCTAATGTAAACTGCGAAGCGGTAACGCCGGCCGGATTTATCTTGCGGTCAAACTCTAGCGTTACCGTCTGCACTTTCTCCGCTTGCGTTCTTGTGCGTTTCTCAAACCTTGATAGTTTTGGCTTTGCGCCGGGGAAATAATAACTCACCGGGTAATCGTGGATCGTTAGCGGGTGGCTCATTACGCGCTCCGGCAAGTTCCCCGCGTAATCCCACAAGCCACCTGCATTAAGAGTGATAGTTCGCTGCCTTGGCCCCGCTCCACCGCCGGAAAAACCTGATCCTCCATAAGATTGACCAATCAGAATACCAGCATCATCTAACATTTCATAAGTGCCACCGTATGACCCAATCGGCTCCGTAGGAATAATGGCCGAGCCGATTCCGTATGGCGCAGTGGTTGTGCCAAAAAAATCATCAATCGCTTCAAACGAAACCACTGGTGGAGTCTTGTCAATAACGATACAATCGAAAGCCTTGTGAAACCGCATATCCCTTGAATACCACAAAGGCGTGGATGGGTCGTCGGTCGCGCCAGTTACCTCATTCACAATCAGGTATGTTCCCTCTTCTTGCGTGGCCGCGCGGCTTTGCTCGATTGTTGGGTAAGTCGCGGAAAGAACTTGCACACCGTTTCTATAAACAGTTACTTCGTTCCCGTTGAACTGCTTGATTGTTTTATTTGTGAAAAAATAAAACGAGGCGTATGCGTTTCGATCCGCTTCGTGCGTTACCTCGAAATACTTCACCGGATATGCGGAGGTTTCCCGGGTTCGCCCGGTGTACAGCGGGAATGAAGGAAGCCGCGGGCAAAAAGTGTGTGCAGTTATTACGGCCTGCTCGCTAATGTCGCCGGGAGGATTACCGGGCAAGTATGTGCCTACTTCAAGTTTGAACCACGCGCGTCTTCGCCTTCCGTGTTCTAGAGGCTCGTCCCCTGCGTAGTAGTTGTATTGGTTTCCGGGGGAGTCGTTTGAAGTGCCAAGAACCCAACGCGATTGCCCATCCATCGCCAAGAAAAAAGAACTGTCATACCCGAATGTCTGCATCGGGAACGAATAGTTGTAGTTGGGCCAGTTGTTTGGGAAAGGCGAGGTTACCCATCCGCCATCCACTTGATTAAATCGGCTTGCCGTATTGATCCCCATACTCAGGCAATACAACACAATATCGCCAAGCCCCTCGCGGGCCGCGGCAGTTAGTTGCGAAAGGCTTGTTCCGGGGTTCGCTGGAAAAGAACCCTGCGCCGGCTCCGCAAAGTCACTAAAACCTTCAACGACATCATCATTATCCCCGTAATAATATGCAGGAATAATCGTGGTTGGTACAGAGCATGAGTTTACGTTTAGTTCATACAGAGGATGCGCGCCCGTATTCTGACCTACGTTGTGGATGCTTGCGTCGTAGTTCCAATGGGCTACCGGAAACCACGCCGCCGGCATAGGTCGCGGAACAAGTTTGGCCGTTAGCGTAGCCTCTACTTGATCCCAAATCTTTACGCGGGCTACCGATTCAAGATGGTAGCCAGTTGGCGGCGATGCCGCGGCGTAATAGATAGCCTCGCCCTGACCGTATTTTGGACGGTCGATCGAAACGTAACTGGCTTTTAAGTCAAACGCCGCGTTTATCGGCTCCGGGTTTACTTCGTACCCATAGAGCGATTCCTTGACACAACAACATTCCTCTGTGTATTTGCGGCCCATGCGTCAGAATGCCCCCATAACCCAAACCCAACTATCCTGCCCAACGCCGGTAGAAGCGATAATCCGCAGCGTTCCGCAGGCCGCAGATTGCAGACGGTCATTCATTCCGTTTTTCACCACAGCGAACTGGTGCGATGAGTCGCGGCGAATAAGCCGGAACGCGACCACCCCGCAAACCGCGGCGCGTCCAATCTTGCCAGACTTGATTGGCTCCAGCGTTATCGCAAAGTTATTTAGGTAGCCCGACTCTGTAGCCGTCGTGCCGGTGAGTATCGGCCGCGTCACGATCGACGGCATTTCGACGTTTGCAACCGGCTGGACGGCTAGCCCGCTGATTCCAAGGATGCCGGCCGCTTTAACGTCTAGGCCGGAATCGTTTCGAATCAACGCGATATTCGACGCGCCAGCCCAATGGTTCGCAGCATCCCCAACGCGCTCCGGCGTTACGCCTAGAACAACGTCTGCCGCATCCTGCGCGCGGTTCCACGCGGCGGCCGAAATCGCTTTCGCGATCGGCTGCCCTTTTTCGATCCTGCCGGATGCCATCACGCCACCCCGATGCCTAGGCCGGCGAAGTTTCCCTCTGGATAGACGCGGTTAACGTAGACCGCTTTGGGCTTTTTCACCACTGCCGATGAGTCAACGGAGTTTTCGTATCGCACCCACATATACTCATGCCCCTTTTTCTCTATCCCGGTGATATCGCCAACCGTGATAGCGGGGGCCGTGGCGCCGCTGCCGGCATTCGGTGAAGCGATGAATCGGTAACTGAGCGACCACGGCCCATCCCCGCGGTCGCTATCCCACTCCTGTTGCCCGGTGCAACCGATGAACAACACTTCACCCTTCGCGAACGTGCGGAAGGCGGCGCTGTTTGTCGTGCCGGTTAACCCAGCAACAGATTTGATATAGGCGGCCGTGACGTAGGAATGGGGAACGTCATACGTTTCCGTCCACTGGAGCGCGGGAACTACGATATCGACGCCGGCTACGCGGTCATCGTCAACCGCGATCGCCCCGTATTGATTCGGCGCCGCTGGCGTTCCGTTCCAATACCGTTGTTCCCCTTGCGCGAAATCAGCCGTTACCAGACCTTGCGTGATATGTTGAGTTCCGCCTGTCGTGTCGAAACTCCGCGAACGCTTAAAGGGGTCTGGCCTTTCGTCGTTATCCGCGCCGGCCTTTTGATAGTTTAGCGTTACTTGCCACGCCTTATCCCCAAGGTAGGAAACGCTATAACTGTCGATCGCTAGTTTTTCATCGCCACCGCCGGGGTATTGCCAGTAGAAACCCCAGTTGGCGATATACGATCTAATCTCGTTATGAAGCGCTAAATCGTCATCGGTTCCAAAAACCTTAAACGATTTAGTGTAGGTCGCCGTGCCGCGGCTGCCTAGGCGCACGATGGTAGCCGCGCGGCTCGCCTTATCTTCTACCCACGTTAGCGCCATTGCTTAAGCGCCGACCACGGCCGGCTGCATCCCCCGAGTGTTGCCCGCGGTTTCTTCCGCGGCCTTTGCGATTCGCTCTTGAAGCGACGTTCCGAAACCCATTCGGTTAGCGGCCATTGCGGAAAACGTTCCGACCGCTTCGGCTTTGCTCTGTTGAACGTCTTTTCCGGCGGCATCGGCGCCCGCCTTCGCGGCATCCCGCGAGGCCGTGGCTTGGTCGCTGGCCTGCCCTTCGATGCGCTCTTGGGCCTGCCCCAGCGACTCGCGCATCTTGTCGATTTGCTCTTGGGTTAGATGCCCACTAGCGGCCAGCGCGTGGAACTGCGCGGCCAGTTCGTGGAGCGCGTCCATATCGGAAACCTGCGCGATTTCCTGCTCCAGCGCCCCGGCTTCCTCGCGGGCCTTCTTTTTCGCGCCCGCCGTTTCGCGCTTGCCCGCTACCGCCTGTTCCGCCGCAACGGTCGCCGCACGGCGGCCGGCTGCGCGGCTGGCGTTTTCCGCCTCGCGGCCCGCCTTGATACCTTCGGCATTATCGACCATCGCGCCCTGCCGGCCCGCGGCATCCGCGCGAATCTTATCGGCGTCCTCATTCGCGCGGCGAACGCGCTCGTTCACTCCCGGCATACTCTGCCGGCGTTGCTCCGCGGTCGCCTTCTTTTCGTTGTCGATTTTATCGACACGCTCTTTCGTGTCTTTCGCGCCCTTGATAAAACCCTGCACCCTAACCCACGCTTTTTTTATTTCAGCGACCAGCGTATCCCAGATATTCATAACCCCGACAACGATATTGTCGAACGTTCCTAGGATCGTGGCGCCTAGCGTGTTGGTCGCCAGAGAAGTCCAAACCTGATCCCAAAGGATGGCGATATTGGTTCCTAGGTCAGTAAAAACGTTTTGAAGCGCGGCAGCCCACGGGTCGATATAACCCATGATTGCCTCTTGCCCGCGAAGCCATCCCGCGACAAGCCCGCCCCACAGAATATCCATCGCGCCGGCTAGGTCGCCGGCCGAAAGGGCATCATAGATGCCGCCGAAAGTTGTGGTCGCCGTGCGGTATAGGTCGCCAAAAACGACGGCGCCATCGCTCACCGCTTGGTTAAACCCGGAGCCGATATAGCCGGCCACAGTTCCCACCAACTCACCAACGCCGGAAAGCGCAGACTTAATCGAATCCCCGAACGCCACTGCGCCGGCGGCGGCAAGCCCGATGGCGGCAACCACCGCGACAACGGGGGCCGCGGGGGCTAGCCATGCGGCGGCAGCCGCGGCGGCGCTGGCGACCGATGCCGCAACCACGCCAGCCGCGGCAGCGATGTACGCGCCGAACACGCTAACGGCCCCGGCGAGGAACGCCACAAGCCCCGGCATCCCGTTGGCAACCCACGCCACGCCAATGCGGACGGCATTCGCTACCGTAGCCGCCGCGGCGGCGGCCACTTGTGCAATGTATTTCCCTAGGTTCGCGGCGGCAGACGCGACGAAAGCGCTTGTCGCCGGGAGGAGTTGCGAGATATAGGCCGCAGCCATGCCGGCCGTAGCGGTGACGGTGGACGCGAGCGCGTGGCCCACGCGAACCGCGTAGATTTTCAACTCTAGGGCGGCCTTCGACACGAACGCCGAAACGCCGGCCGCGGCTGCGGTCGCGTAGGCCGCAACCATCTTCGCGCCTGCGGATACCGTCGAGGTTACCGCGGCAGCCAATGACGCAACGTAAGCCCGCAGCGGCGCCGTGGCTTGCGTGGCGAAGTCTGCCACGCCGGCCGCCGCCTGCCGCGCGAACGCCGAACCCATAGCGATTGCGTCACCAGTGACGCGGCGAAGGGGGGCCGACAGCGCCCCGATATCGCCGGCCAGCGCGGCGCCAAACCCGCCGATGCCGGTTACGGCCCTACGGAGTAGGCCAAAGGATGCAATCTGCGCCCGGATGCCGATGGCGATTGCGTCGAAAAACCCACGGCCGGCGGCGCGGGCATTCGAAAACCAGACGATAAACGGGCCGAGCGCACGCGCGGCGGATGCCGCGGCAATCGTCGCGAACCTCGACACGGCGGCGGCCCCGGTGGCGCCGAACGCGATAGCGGCGAGGGTCGCGCGAGACAGCGCCACGCCGGCCGCGGCGGCCGACGCTACGATCGGGGTTCCCAATGCCGCCGCCAGCCGATGAGCCCCCACGGCCCCGGTGGCGGCCCCCACGGCGATACCGGCGGCGAGTCTGGCAACCATCACAAACGGCGAAACGACGGCGGATAGCGCCCCGAGTAGCCCGCCGATGCCGGCGGATACCACGCGAAGCCCTAGCCCCAAGCCGGTTAGCGCGCCGCCGAATACCACGGCGATAGCCGCAGCCCTGCCTACGCTGCCGACCATTTGGGCATTCTGGCGAACGAAATCCGTTAGCCCATTCACCACGCCCATGATTGGCGGCATAAGCGACAGCATCGCCCCGCCCACAGTCTCGCCCAATACGATGCCGAGCCGTTGCATACCGGCAGACAGCGCGGCCGCGGCGCCGCTCAATCCGCTCATAACGGTTTTGTATTTCTCGCTTACCGTCAACGCGCCTTCCATGCCTTCCTGCATGGCGTTAAATCCATCGACCCCAACGCTGGTAAGGATCGCGGCGGCGCGGATTGCATCCTGCCCGAACACGCGGCGGAAAATGTCATCCTTCGCCGCCTGATCCATGCCCTCCATCGCGCGCGTCAAAACGCCGATGATTTCCACCATCGGCCGCATTGAACCATCATCGTTTCGGAAACTGCGAACCGTTAGGCCAAGTTGCCCCAGCGCGCCAATAGCCTCATCGGCCGGCGCCATCAACCGCATCAACATGGTTTTGATGCTGGTTCCCGCATCGCTGCCCTTTACGCCATTGTTGGCGAGGATCGCGAGCGCGGTGGATAGGTCACCGATCGACTGATTCGCGAGCGCGGCCACGGCCGCACTCATCGAAAACGATTCGGCCATTTGCTCAATCGACGTGCTGCTAGCGTCAGCCGCGGCGCTGATCGTGTTTGCGGCGACGGCAGCCGACACGCCGAAAACGTTCATCGCGTCCGACATAACGACGGCCGCCTTGGCAACGTCCATTTGCCCGACCTTGGCAAACTGAATCGCCGCCTCCCCGGCGCCGCCTAGAACCGCGTCAAGGCTCATGCCGGCCTTAAGCAGTTCCAACATTCCTTGCGCGGCTTCCGCGGGGCCGACCGATAGGGCCGCGCTCATTTGCATGGACGCGGAGCGCACGGCATCCAACTGGCCGGCGGTTGCCCCCGTCGAGGCTTGCACCGCTAACAGCGTATCTTGGAACCTCGCCGCGGCAGCCACGCCGGCCACGAATGGGGCGGCGAGCGCCAGCCCGGCGCCCGTGATACCGGCGCCAACGTTCGACAGTTCGCGGCCTAGGCCGGCGATGCGCTTATTTACGCGATTGAGCGCGGCGAAGAACTTCGCCGGGTCTGCGCCAATCTCGACATAGACTTGCCCTTGCCTAACGCGACCGGCGCCCATTGCAATCCCTCTAGACGAACTTTTGCCAGTTGGGGCCGAACAGCCGTTTCAAATCTTCCGGGGTGGCTTGTTTTGGTGGCGCCTTTTTAGCGAACGGGTGAAACTTACTTGGCTCCGCGCTTGGTTTGTTGCTTGGTCGATTCGCGTTGTAGAGCATCGATAGCAGATTGGCGGTATGCCACCAATCAGCATCTAGACGAGCATCGCGGGCTGCGGCGAGTTGTCGGAAAGTCCATTCGCCGGGGTGAACGCCGATGATTCCTGCGGCTTCCCAGATTGCATCCCAGACGGTGCGCCCGTCAGGCTTTCCGCCGTGGCGCCCGCCATCTGCGCCTCCGCGCGATCCAGCATTTCGGCGCTTACCGTTTCCATTTTCGCGCTGAGAAGCCGAACCATCCTTCGGAGGCGCTGCGGGAAAAAATCCGCCAACTCCGATTCAATCCCGGCGCGTGCCGCATCCAGCGAGTCGCCGCGAAGCCCTTCCAAAAACTGTTCCTTTGTCAGCCCCTTTTCGTCAACCTGCGCACAAAGGATTGCGTAAAGCACTTCCCCCACGGTAACGAACTGACTGCGGAGAATCTGAAACGTCTGCCCGATCGCCGTAACGTCTGCGATATCAAACGGAACAGATTTGCGAGCCGTTGCCGGCTTGCCATCATCGTCGCCGTCTGCCGTCGCAACCTCGACGCGCACCATATCGCGAACGCGCATCGCCGCGGCCACAGTCAACGCCAGCCGCCACGGGCGGCCCTCATCGTCGCGGAACTCAATCACGCAAAAAACCTCCGGGTGTTTACCGCAGCCCTTGCCGCGTCAACTTCGCCTCTAGGGTGAATGTTGCCACGCCATCGATCGGATCGGTTTCGGAAATGCCAGTTACCACCGCATTAAATGACCAACCGCCAGCCCCGCCGCTAACGCTGATTAGCGCGCCGTTTTGTAGGTTTGCCCAAACGCTGCTAGCGGAAGCGTTGTCGTTGAACTCCACCACTACGGTAGTGTCATAGCCTACGGAGTAAACCGGAAAATCCCTTGCCCCATAGGGGTCTATGTCGATCGTTTTTGCGGTGCTGGTAAAGGATACGTTTCGTGCGCCGGCGACAGTGCCACCAACGCTAACGGAACAATCTTTCCCCAGCGTGATAGCCAACGATTAGAACTCCATCGCGGTGACGGTAAACGTGATCGCGTTATCGATGGAGATATTTTCGGTGATGCTCATCACGCTGAAACTGCCCGCCGTTCCGGCCGCTTCCAACGAAGTAAGAAGCCCGGCAACGTCGTGGGTTTCAATCTCCCAAGTCTTCTTATTGAAACCGGCCTTAAACGCTTTTCGCCCCGGAGCGCCGGAGGCGCCTCCGACATTCCCACGATTCGAAATGTCGATCGTGTCGCATTCCTGCGTGAATGAAGCGCTGATAATGCCAGAGCCGCCAAACGGTGGCGCGTCGCTCTGATCCTTGCCAAGTGTGATAGCCATTTGGTTGCCTTGTGGTTTTAGTTAAGCGCTGCGGGAGCCGGATACGGTAAACGTCGAAATGCCGTCAATCGGATCGCTCCGCGAAATGTTGGTAACAACGTAGGTCGCGTTTCCTGTTTGCGTTCCAGTGACGGTAAAAGTTCCGCCGATGGTCGCGCCGGGGGAATCAACGCATTCCACCTCAATCGTCTGCTCGATAAGCGCCTTGCGATACTTGCGCGAAGTGTCGCCAAACTTGGTAACGTCTACTTCGCTAGCCGAGTTGGAAACGGTTGCGGATCGCGCGTTAGCAAGCCCGGTAAGGGTTGCATCCTTGCCCAACGAAACGGTAAAAGTTGGCATTATGTAGGTTTCTCCAGTGCCTACGTTTACCGTATCACCCGGCGCGAAACCTATACCCGTCTATGGCTAGCCGGGGCCGCGGATCGTGTCGCGGAATGCTTCGGGAATCTTGCGGAGCGCGGTTGCCACCGAAGCCGAACCCATAAACGGGCGGGCAGGGTAGCGGGCCGATTTGGTCATCGAAGTGCGTTCCCAGTTGCGGGAGCCGCGGAACCCCTTATGCGTCCACAGGAGCGCCCCCAACGCCTGCCGGCCGTTAGCCCCGCGGGCTATGCCGCGACCTTTCGCCCGCCGCTGGTACGCGATGCGGGCGGCCCCTACGTTGAGCCGGTACGCGGTCAGCCTCAACACCCCGCCGAACTCATGCAACTGATTTAGCCACGCGGCTTTCTCCGGGCCGATCACAACGGAGCCGCGGGAAAAATCGTAATAGAAACGAATGTCGCGGTAGAGAAACCGTTTCGGCTGCCACGATTTGACCGGCTGCCCCGGCGCCCGCGGCTTACCGCTACCGTATGGCGTGATATCGCGGTAAAGCCCGCCCACGAACTCAACCGGCCGCCCCTCGCGCGAAGTCTTGATCCATTTTTTGGTTTTCTTCGGCGCCCGCTGGCCGATGCCGCGTTTCGCGGCGGAATGGATTTGGAAACCGGCTTTATCCAGCGCACGAAAGCGGGCCTCGCCTAGCGTTTTCCGAACCTTGGGAACGTCGAAAAAACCTTTCCGCACGTTGAACTGGAATCGGAACCGCGCGACGGTTTCGGCGGATACCGGCCGTTTCCCCATTCAGCACCCCCGGCCGTCTAGGCATCGACCACGTTGACGCGGTAGGTCGCGCTAATGACCGCGCGCCATACGTTGCGCTCTGCTAGGGCGTCGTCTGGATTTATCTCGACAGTGAGCGCCACGGGCGAAGTAACCCCGCCCGCCCACGGTTGCGCCCATGCGTGCGCGCGAATCTTCGCGGCCACCGCTTCGGTGAGCGTCAACATATCATCGGCGGCGGTTTCGGTTGCCGCCTGCCGGCCTATGAAAACGTTCGCGGTGTAATCGTATTGATGGGAGTTGCGGCCGATCCGCTGAATATCCACGCTGCCGGGAGTGACGAACATGACGGGCGCGGCCATATCGTCAGGATCGACGGCAACTAGGTTGCGGCGGGATACGGTTACCGTGCCGATTTCCCACGCCACGGCAGCCAGCGACCCGGCGAGCGCTTCGCAGATTGTGGTTAGTTTGGCTGGCATGGCTAGAGCGTGGCGGCCTCGCGAAATGCTGCATCGACGCCGGCATCGTCAAGCCCGAGCGATTGCGCGAGTGGCACTAGCCACGGGTGGGATCGTTCAACATAGGGCGCGTACTCCCACTCGACGCGCACGCTATCGCGCGTGGGCTGATCGGTGATTGCGTCGATGGCGGCCTCGACGGAAGCCAGCGAGATTCCATTCCGCACAAGCCAGAGGCGAATCTGCCGCGCGGACACGATCGCCGGCGCGGCACATGCGTCAAACACCTCGCGCGTGGATTTTGATATCACTGGCGACCAAGTAAGCGCGTTTGCGGCGATATGTCTAGCGAGCGCGGATTCGTCGCCCTCAACCATATCGTAAGGTGTTCCCGTTGAAGTGTTTTCGCAGTTTTCGATAGCCGCGAGAATAGTTTTGCTATCGCTATCGTAGATTAGCCGATACATATTAGTTGGTGGTTAGAGTTACGCCGCGAGTAACCAGCGCCTTCGCGCTTGCGGCTGCTTTCACAACTGTTGCCGTGCCAGCCCCGGTAGCCGTTTGCGAAGTGATTGCGTAGGTAAACTGATTCGCGTTAACGACGGTGATGACCGCATAGCGGTTTGCATTTGTCGCCGTCGTGATGCCGCTTACGCGCAGCACGTCGCCGGTCGCATACCCGTGCGCCGTCCAGTTAACCGTGCAAGTTGTTCCGGCGCACACGAAACTTGATCCCGCCGTGGTTGTTGAACCAAGGTTAGACGGGGCCGCGGACGTTCCGCCGCTTAGGTTGATAGTTTTTCCCGTGCCATAACTTGTAGTTCCGTTCGTGCCGTCTAGGGACGCCATAACTTGCAGAATATGATCCACGCTCGCGAGCGTCAGCGCGGCCGAACTGAGCGTAATGCCGCCGTTTATAGTCTTTAACCTGCCGTCACTGGGCAGAGTGACATTAGCCAGCGAAGGGCACGCACTGATACTAATGTTGTTGGAGAGATACCGCAGATCGGGCAATGAAAGCGTGGTCATCGCCACCATTGCCGTTAAGTTAATGCTGCCCAAAGGCACAAACCGCAGCGAGGGGAACGAAACGGTTGTCAGCGCCGTGAGTCCTGAGAGGTTTACGCCGTTGGTTGAATAGGCCAGCGCTGGGCAGGAAAGCGTAGTAAGCGACCCCATAGTGTTGGGGCTAAATGTGCCTCCAACAGCAACCAGCGACGGCAGTTCCAATGTCGTGAGTGACCCGAACGTAGCCATGTTGAAGTTACCGCCGACATAACGCAACTTAGAAACATCGACTTGCGTTACTAGGGGGCATGTAGTTGGGCTAAACTGCCCACCTACAAACCTCAATGAAGGGAACCGCAAAGCCGTCAG